ATCGACCATACCGAGGAGATGTGCGTCCGTCACAATGGCATCGGTCCAAATTGTAATCACCCACGAATATACACCTGCTGCCGTCCGGCGCAATTCAACTGACCCACGCCCCGGAACTGGATCTCTATACGGTTTAACCGTATTGTTCATGTGTTCTCTCCTCCTCGAGGCGATCGATTTCTCGCTGTAGATACCATCCGGCCTTTTGTAAATCCGTCAAGAGATCGCTTTTCTTGCCTGCTCGCGCGATGTACTTGACCGCGTTGCCTAGATGGAAGCCGAGTTCCCACGCCTCGATTACTTTGATTGCTTCGTAGGGATCATCAGCTCCACCATAATGAGCCGGATGATTCACTTGGTCGTTGGCCATGAACCTCCTCTTGACGTGTCTAACAGTTAGCCCAGGGCGAAGTCCCGTTGCGCCAGTATTCCCGATGGCCTGCGATCTCTTGATCTAGCGGCGACCAGTCGTGGTACTTGGCGTCTGAGTGGTAAGTTCTCGGCATCATCTGGTACTTTCCGTAGGCTCCGGAGCCCTGCGAGTTCGGCATGATGTAGCGAATCAGTGCGAACTGCGGTCCCCGGCCGCTCTCCCCGTACCAGGTGCACGCGGGAATATAAAGCTTTGTCCAATGCTTCCACTCACGCAGGCGGCGTTGGTTGTAACGCTTGGCCCAGCTGAGGTAACGGCGGCGTTCCTTGAGGTACGTCTGCTTGAGCGCAGTTAACGAGGTATACGAATAGGTGACCTTATGTTTGGAGTGGGGCGATGCCCACCGCCATTCTTTCGCTGAGGCTGTGGAAACTTCCAGTAAGGCGAACAACAGCAGCAATATGCCTAGGCGTCTCATGGACCCCCCGTCTAGTTCTTGCTGTTTCGTCGTGCTGGGAAAACTATGCTGGCTATGTCCTCTCCGCCTCACCAGCGTGTGTGATGCCCATGTCCCATCCCGGGGTACGAGAGAGTTCATTATCACACGGCCCTGACCCAAATTCGGCCAAAATATATTCCTAAAAAAGTTTTTCTACTACTGCCTAGTTTGGGTTATCGCCCTAGCAAAGAGACGATTTCGAGCCGTTGGCGATGGCTCATACCGCCGATAGTCTTCGACGGGGAAATGCGACTGACTTGGAGCATCTTGTTGGCCTTGACGCGGCCGTACTTCGGGACGGCGAGCAGGAGATCAATGATCTTCATCGTCTCCAACCACTGTGGGGGCTCAAGCAGGTAATCATGGGCCTTCTTATGCCCAGCTTTGAGGTCACGCTTGAACCTTGCTCGCTTGGAGCGGATCACATTGGCTGACTCTAGCGCCGACATACGCTGCTCGAGGCTGCGGTCGGGGATCGAGTACATGTTCGTTCCCGAAGTCATATTAGGTTACCGTCTCAGTCTCTGAGTTGGCTTCCGTGCTCTCAGTCGCTGAGTTGTCTTTCTTGACCTCAGATTCCGACTCTGCTGATACTTCGTCAAAGGAGGCGTGGAAGGCCTTGTTCGTATAGACCTTGTAGCCTCGTTCGGTATAGAGAAGCCAATCCCCGACAAAGGCCTTCGTCTGCCGGGGATTCTTCGGGTTGTGGACTCGCACATGGATATACTTCTTACCCGGGCCCTTACCACCTGGCACTTCGTCGTATAGGGTCTCTCCTTGGCACCAGGTAGCGACCTCGTCGAAGTTGGAGCCGGTAAGACGCACGGCATCGACGTAGAGTGGTTTCCTGATGTAACGCGTGGTTACAACACTCATATGGGAAGACTGATCTCCTTCTCTAAATTATGATCCGCAGCGAAGCTACTGCTGATCCATTTCGGCATACTTACGTTCGAGTGCGTCCTCCTCGATCGTAACGTACATAGATTGGAGGTAGGCCTTGATGCCCGTGCGGCCTGACACTTCCCACTGATAGGGGCGGACGATGAGGTCGACGTTGGTAATGTCAGCCCAATCGAGCATCTCGATCGTGTTAGCATCCAATGCCGTACGACCGCGTTCTGTGACCAGCATGACCTTCGGGGGTTTGCCCTTCTCGAAGTTCACGGATACCGAGAGCCAGGGTGTCTCGGTCTCTTCTTCGTCCTCTTCTTCGCGAGGCTTGAGGTACTTGACGTTCCAGCCGTCGGCCAACATGGCCTCGGCGACGTCGGGGGGCAAGATCACACCGAAGTTGCGGTCGCCCTCGCGGTTGTACTGTCCTTCCTTTCCGGCAAAGTTGCGGAAGATAATCCGCACTCCTTCCATTAGGACAGTATTATCTGGTGGCATCAGCTCTCCTTAGACCTACTTAGCTTGGAGTTGCACCAAGGTGGCATACGCTTGTGCTTTGGCTAGGAGCAGTGGACTCATTGCCCAGTTGCCCTGTGCGTCACGTAGCTTGTAGCCCTCGATGCCAATTTCGGCGGCATGCCGAGCAACTTCTTCCATCTGCATGTCGATCTGTTTGATCAACTGAACTGTCTCTTTGCGCAGAATATCTATACTGACGATCATCACGAAATCACTTCGTTGATGATTCGTGGCTTGACGATCGTTATATGTTCAGCCTTGACGACCCAACACTCGCCGTCTGTGGGAATGTGTAGTCTTTCCGTGACGGTGTCGAGACTCACAGCCTCGACTTCCTCAACGACATTTTTCTCGGGAAGTGGCCCAAGGAAGCCCTGTCGCTTGGGTATCTTAGTGATTATCACGAACTTCATTAGTTAGCCTTCGTTGTTGAATGTGGCGTTTGCTCATACGGCTCGAACATCGCCTCGAATTCTTCGGGGTGAAGTCGGTAGTACTTTCCCTTGAGATGGGTGACGATGTAGTCGCCGGGACAAACAACTTCTTCCGGATTTACGGCAGTGTCTTCATTCAGCACACCATGCTTGTGCATGACATTGCCACAGAGAGGGCAAAACCGACCTCCGGGGATGTTGAGAGATCGCCAATGCATGACCACCTTGCCTTCTGACAAAGTGGGGGTGAGCCCTTGTTTGATTTCCTTTGAATGATCTTCGGGGTGATCCCCGTTCTTGAACCACTGTGTGGCCTCGGTCAAGGCCGGTTTCTTGCGATATTTCACTCCGGGTTGTTCGCCTCCTTCTCTTTGATCTCGTCGCCGGTCAGCTTGGAAATCGGCTTGGGCTCACCCGGATTAGGACGAGGGCCAGCGCCGGGACTATCACGTCGAGTGTAATCCTCGGGTTTATCATCAGGGAAGAGGACCTCGATATTGTCAATACCCATCTCTCATCTCCTATTTGATGAATTCCTCGAACGGTCCGAATTTCTCGATTGTCTTGATCGCATCTCCCTTGAGCTTCTCGAAATATGCCATGTCAATCTGCAGATCATCCTTCTCACCGCGCTCAATTGCTATGTCGGCTTCCATCCACAGATACCCCTTGGTTCCTGCTACTGCATAATACTTGTCCTCATTGACGCGATAGAGGATGCCGCCGCCTTCAAGTACCGGTACGAACAGACCGGTCTTACCCACGTGGCGCATCTTGTGATAGTCCGGTTCCTCTGAGCCAGATCGATCGAGGTATATCGCGCCCTTGAGTACGGAGCGCCCCTCACAGTAGTCCTCAAAGGCGATATCTTCTCCTGAGAACAAGGACTTGAACACATAGGGATGCTGGAACTGAGCTCCCACGGTGGTCCAGGTATACTTGGGATAGCCTTCTTCCCACGGTACGGTCTGAATGCCTGCCACGTAGACGGCATCGTTGACCAGACAGAATTTGTCGTACGTCGCTTCGTGTTCAAAGTCATAGCCATACTTGGTGCCGAACTCTGTGACGAACTTGATGACTTCCGGAGTAATGTCCGGAATCTTGACTGAGTCCGTCTTGATGTGTACGACCGAGACGCCGGTATCCTGCAAGGCGTGCTTGAGATCGATCATAAATAGAGCACCGCGCTTGGCGACGATATTGTCAACGTTGCGAAGATCACGGAACGGGTTGTCGAACTTGGCTGAAGTGAGACCGTAGACAATGTTGATCACAATCTTAAGGGCGTAGGCCAGCGTGTCAGCGCCGTCTTCATCGCCCAAATATGGGGTCAGCCTGCCGTCGAGCATTTCACGGGCAGCTGAGAAATCTTTGCGTTTGATTGCGATGCGAGCTTTGATTAGGTCTTCGAACTTCTGTGTGTACGGACCGAACGCATTCAAGTGAATGATCGAGTTCGGGTGCATGGACGCAACGTCCAGCACGGCCACATTCGTATAGGTTCCGGGTTCAGCATAGACATATCCGCCTTCACCTGGCTCTTCACCCTTGTAATGGCTCTTGCCGAGCTCAAAGGTGTAGCCAGGAAACTCCTTCGAGAGATCTGTGTAGACGAATTCTTTGTGTGCCTTCTTGACGTTGTCGCCAAATATGATCTTGGCGGTGTGGTTCTGAGTGGTGTCGTTCACTGTCAGTCCCGACAGTTCAGCCAAGATTTGACGCGCCACGAAATCGCCCTTACGATCTTCGAATACTGCTTCGGTCGCCTTCACGTCATTGACGCAATAGTTTACGACCTTATCCCAATCCTTCTTATCTACCGGCTCATTCCATGGTAGATCAAGCTCCATGTGCAGAATGCCGAGGTCAATCTCGAACTTTTTCAGTGATTGTTTGACCGAAGAGAAGTCCCAGATATCCGCATAGGACAGATTGTAGGCCTGAGCAAAGGTGGCTCCTCGGTTGCCTTCGACCATCTTCATGCTCAGTCGGAACAATTCCTCTGGGCTGGAACCCATGGCGGCAGAATAGAGAATATGATTGTCGTAGCGACGGTTATAGAAACCTATCAGCTTGAGCTTGAACAACTCCGCTACCTCGTGAGGCTTTGGGTTGATCATTTTGACCACTTCGTCTGAATCCTTGAACTTCCAGCAGATGACGAACAGATTGGGATAAACCTCTACGTCGAAAAAGACAAGCCGAGTATCAGCCACTTCGGCTGGGGTTTCTCCGGTGAAAGCTTCTTCTTTGGTCGCGCCTACTTCTTCAGACGCCCATTGCATCTCCTTGACAACCTTCAGAGCAGCTTGCGCTTGATTGGTCGAGTTGTTGGCAAACGCCACTATCCGGCTACGCAGATCTGTGACGTCGTACTTTATACCCGACTCATAGGCATCATCGAGGATCTTCTTGATGAAGTCCACTGACGGCTTGGTACCGGGGTGAATCTCCTTGCGGAGATTTCGTTGAATCAGTTCCCGCAGTCCCTGTTCGCTCTGAATTGTCTTAGCTTTGAGCATCTTATCCTTTCGCTCCCTGATTGGCAGTCCAGAGCTGATCTGAGCCACCGGCACTCCATTGCAACGCGACAGCCGTCGACGGAGTGCAGCATCACCAGGATATGTCTTGACTTCGACGCCTTCAGCGTAGACGGGAGCAAGCTTTGATATGTCCCCGCGATAGGCGTAGTGAAGATGAATTCCGGATCCTGATTTGCTGATCTCCGCATAAGTTGCAGACCATTGCGAAGCAGCATCCAGATTTCGTTCCAGAGCCTTGTGCCCATTCTGATCCTTGAGATCGAAGTCGATCACCACGTGATTTTCAGGAACTTTCACCCAGTGAATTTTTCGCGAATCAATATCTGAAAGCGTCGTCTTGACATTTGACCATCGTTTGGGTGGGTTCCCATCGTCGTTGGCCAGTTGAGCCGGACAGTCCGCGAAGAGATCATCCAATAACGAAGTCTTCTCTTCCAAGACCAGAGAAAATGAAGTCTTATCGTCCTTGGGCTGCTTGAACTTCTCGGCCGTGAACCCCTGATACACACTGCGCACGGTTTCGCCATCAATCTCTGTGCGGTCCTTGAACTCTTCGAAGTAGTTGCGTAATTCCTCACGCATCTTGTACTTTGCCATCGGGCGTTCGATCCCACTCTCAGTGCAATACTCACGATAAAGCAAGTAGGCTTGATTGAGTGTGGTGTGGTTCTGCTTCTTGAACACATCGAAATGTGCCTCGATGAAGTTGAAGAAGATGTCGGTCTGTAACATCATCTCCGTTGGACGGTACGCGCTATAGTAATTTTTGCCCATGGACAAATAAACAGAAAGACAATGGTGCGCTATGGCACCGAGTTCGAACTGAATTTGCGTCATGAGCGTCTGATAACTCTTGGCTCCGAACTTGATCCCGGTAGGGTGAATATCGATCAATCGGCGGATGATGCCCGACTTGGCATCCGAGATTCGTACCGGTTGATTGGAGCCGATGAAGAGGATGGCATGGATCTTCGACGAGTAGCTCGACTTATATTTCTCGTTCATGACCATCTCTTCGTGAGCCACGATCGAGTTCAGTCGAGCGTTATCTTCTATGCGGCTGAGATCGCCATCGTGTTGAATGGCCACCAGTGGATTGAAGCGGAATGCCTCGGTAGCGAACGCTGCGTTCGAACTACCTAGAGCCTTGCCGTCAAAGGAGGTCGTATATCCCTCGAACAGCATTTGAATGATGTTCAGGATCGTACTCTTGCCCGTACCGGGCGGGCCGTAAAATACGAAGAACTTCTGGATTTTCTTTGAGTCTCCTGAGATCACCGAGCCGAGGGCCCACTCTATCTTGCTTCTTTCCGCCGGAGAATACAATGTGGAAGCCAACTCGTCCCAGGCGGAAATATCTCCTTCACCGATGGCGTACGGTAGCTTCTTCGAGGCATAGTCGGTTTTCTTCACATCGGTGTTGGCGAATACCAACTGGCTGTCCAGCGGATTGCTGTTGTCTGAAATATTCGCCATGAATTTGCGAAACTGTGACCAGGTGTTGGAGTGGAACGACCGCATAAACTTGGCGTTGTAGCGCTGACCAGTTTCTTTCTGCAGTCGTTCCTGCTCCCTGAGTATATCTTCGTCGACGAGACGTTGAACGTCATACTCGTCTCGGGACCATAAACCCAATTCTGGATCCCAGATAGCATAGAATTTTCCGCCTTGAACCATCAGATCCTCGGAGCGCCCGACCACGAAGTCCGGATACAATTCCAACTGCTTTTCCTTCGTTTCCCTCACCAGGATCTGATAAAAGTCCATTTCCCTCCTTTCTTAGCTAGTCGTCATTGTCATCGGAGTAGTAGTAAATGCGTGGTGATAGTCTGGTCTTTTGGTGAGCGCTCTCAGCTAGATGACAGATCTCGCATAGTGACCACCATTCACCTCGGGGTAGGAACTCGTGGTCGTCCTGGGCCGGGGGTGCTTCATCGTGTTGTACTTCTGGCTTCTTCTGCAGTTTGTCTTGAACCATTATCCATGCTCCGGATGTAGCTCTTCGATATACGCATGCATTTGGTACCAAAGTTCGACCTTGGTCTGGTCGTCGTCTGAGAACGCCAGCGGAAAGAATCCGCCGTTACCATCTGTTGCGTACTGGCGGAGGATTACCCGAGTCAGGATCTCATCTGTTTTGATTCGCTTTTGGCGAGTCATCGGATCTGACATTCTGTCCAATTCAAGAGTGCACAAGAGATGCCAAGCCCAACCTGGTGCTGCGCCTCCAGCGTTGAACGCCAGACGCCGAGAGAGCCCGATCAGGACCTCAAGAAATGAGGCTGGCCCGAGTTCCATCATCCTGGTGGTGGCAACCCCGATTTCGTGAGCAAACTCCACTCGCAGGTCAATTCCATCCTGCATGCGATTGTCATCCATATTCACCAATACCTCGAACGGCTTCTGCGCCATTCGTAAGGTGAGGTCCCAATAGGACTTCTGGGGGTTGCCATACTCATCTCTGAGCTGGGGCTCTAGCCAGCGCAGATACTTCTCGATCAGAGTTTGATTAGTCCTCCTCTCCGTCATGCCTTTCCCTCGCTCTCATTCTTTCTAGGTTGCCACGGTGATAGGCTTCGTGAGAGAATCCGTGGACCTCTTCGGCGTAGCTGTTCGGTGACTTCACCACCTCGTAGACAATTTCCAATTCATCATTACGGATGAACACAACTGATGGGTCGTTGGAACCATGGCCAAACCGGTTCAGGTTCTCCTCGCCCAGCAGCCGGTTACGCTCATCCCGGTCAATCACTGAGTCTCGCTCATCACACATCACGTCGTCTGCCTCGTAATAGTTCAAGCTGACAACTTGATAGTCCATCTCTTCCCGCTCGTCATAGTGAATGACGTACGGAGCGTCCGGAGACCGATGACTCAGTTCCTCGTGGTAATCCCACTCAGGGATCTCTCGTGCCGCTTGTGCCAGCTGTTCTTCACGCTCTCGGAATACGTTTCGAACTTCGCCCTCAGGACGAAGCACTGGCACCGGGGGTTTGGGGAGGTCAGTAGGTTTTTCGCCTTCTTCCTCCACCACTCGGTCCGGAGGCTGAACCGCCATTGGTGGACTGGCTGACTCAGCTTCAGGAGCGGTGTAGCGCTGCTCCTTGACGATATCCTCCATTGGCCGCTTGGCCATCCCTGCTTCGGCGGCACGAAGCTTGGCCTGGTAGTGCTCGCGCATCTCCGCGATCTCGTTATCAGAGATCTTGGCGTACTTGGTCTCTAGGCGCCGTCGGGTGAGTAGGAAAGCGACACCGCCACCGATCCCGGTACCGAGGAGAAACGTGCCAACGGCGAGTCCAACCTCTCGTCCGGGGGCTCTACGGGCTGCCTCAGCCACGTTGAGAGCCTGGTCGGAGACTTCCTCGGCGACATCGGCAACGACGTCTGTGGCCTTGTCCGTCGCAGTCATGATGCCTCCCGCAGCTCATCTATCAGCTGCCAGATCGGACCATCGACATTGAAGTCGAGTAGAACTGCTCCATCATGACCGTTGTAGAAATCATCCGGTTGACCTCGATCTTCTCCCCAACAGCCGAAGTCGACGTAGTTGTCGCCGACTTCATTTTCGCGCTGATATAGCCAGCCAACGATGGCCCCCGCCGAGGTATGGGCCAGTCCGAGCATCGAGTAGACCTCATTGAGGAACAGATGCCCCCGAGCATGCAGCATGTCGTTCGCCCAGTTCTGCTGATTACGCAGGAACAGGTAGTTGTGATCCTCGAAGGGCTTCGGATGCCAGTTGTTGTTGGTCTCGTCGAACCAACGGGCATACATCCCCGGATCGCCTTCCGGGACTCGGGTCAATGAGGTAACCTTGCCCGTCTCCTCGTCGATACGGTCGACGTCTTCTTGGCCGTAACGCATCTCGCGGTCAACGTCGTCCCCGAACGTATCTCGGACCCGCTCGCGATACTTCTTGAACGCTGTGTCTACGGCAACATAGGCCGCGGTCAGCGCCGCGTTACGATCCTGAAGAATCGTGTGTGACTTGGTGAGACAGACGACGCCCACACCGCCTACGATGACCGCAGGGGCATAGAGTCGAACAATGGTGACGACACCGCGCACCGAAATGATGCTGATATCGTGCGCCATCTCTTTATCGGTGTAGGTCTGCTCTCCCGTGTACTCCGGAGAATTCACAAGTTCCTTAACTTGCTCAGCCTGCTGCTTCTCGGCTTCAATCTCGTGCAGCGTCTCTTCGAGCTTGAGCGTTGCTCGGCATGCCAGAACAGTGGAGCCCACCATGCTGACGACGCCTGCGCCGAACAGGATCGTCGGCGAATTCTTCTTCACAAGCAGTGCTTGTGCGGCGATCTTTCTACTGACCGCCTCAGATATGAACTTCATTGAGGCTCCTGGTCTTCTAGGTTGATCTCTGCATTTTTAAGC